GGTAGGGATCCCGAAGCATTCGGATCCCCGTCCTGTCCACGATGATGTAGCCTTCCTTGAAGTCGCCGAAGAAAATGGGGTATTTGTTCGCCCCGATGTCATCGACGTAATCATCATAGGAAATCGGCTTCCCGAGGAGGAGGTCCGAGGCCCCGGCCGTCAGTCCGGGAACGAAAATATAGTTCCCCACGCCGTCCTTGAATTTTCTGATCTCGGAGAGCGTGAGATCGTTCATGAGCCACCGCGCATTGGCGCGATAGATCGTCTTCAGGGCGTGCTGGAGGTCGACGAGCTTGTCCGCATCGTTCAGCAGGGAGGCATGGCCTCCGGCGATGTAGCCGACCTTCCCCCAGGCATAGGAAGCGTTGGCCACCATGGAATAGGCTGCGATCCCCTTCGGGCGGCCCACGCCGTTTCCGGAAATGAACGCCGTGCCTTCTTTCACGGAAAACGCCCTTCCGAGAAACCGTCCGACCCATCCCTCGACGTCATAGGATGAATCATCGAGGAGGGTCTGCGTGACCGGGGGCTGTGCATAAATTTCCCCGGGGACGATGGAGACTTCCTTGAGGGTCGGGGTATCCGTATTGCTTCTGGTTCCCTTTTCGGTGGCCCATTCCGCGGACTCCCCTCCGACGTCAACGAGTTCCTTGTATTCCGGAATTCCGATGGTCTGGACGTCGCAGATCTGTCTCATTGCGGACTGGTTCTGTGCGACCTCCTTCATGGTCGTCGGGATGGCCTCCGGAACCGTGAAGCCGCCCTCGGTATCGTTGAGGGTCGAGAGTTCGGCCTTGATCTCCAGGTCCTTCAGCCCGGCATCGACACCCTTCCGCATCCAGAGATTGAAGGCTTTGGCGTGCGCGGCCTTCTCCGGATTGATCTTGTCTCCGCCTCCGGCCGGGAATTTGGCGCGGGAGATCGCATCCTCCACGGCATCGATCTGTTTCTTCTTCTCCGAGAGGTCCGCGTTGATTCTTTCGACCTTCTCGACCAAATCGGCGGGGGCGTATCCCTTGGATTCGATGGCCGCGATGCGCCTGTCATTGGCGGCCTTGAACTCCTCAAAGGCTTTGCCGTATTCGTTCAGAAGTTTCTTGAGTTCTTCCATCTCTAATGCCTCCAAATTGAGATAAGGTTGGAAATGTTTTTCTTCAGGTCCTCAACATCCCGCTGATCGCCGGAAGGTCCGCCCCTGCGTCCCGCAAGCGCGGCCAATGTTTTCGCAAACGAACGGCTACCACCTGCATCCCGCAGGGCTCGCTCGATTTCTCTTTCCGTAAGGTCGCGCCCCTCCCGCTGTCCTTCGATGCAGTCGGGGACTTTGGCAAAAATGGACAGGTCGAAGGCCGCCTTCGCCGCCTTGCCGTCGATGATGGAATCGATGAAGCCCTTTTCGTGGGCGTCTTTCGCGTTCATCCAGGTTTCCGCCTTCATCATGTCCCGGATCTCCCGCTTCCCGAGCTTCGTTCCAGAAGAATAGACATCGACCATGTTCCCGCTGATCTTTTCGAGGACGTCGGCAATCTCCCGGAGGTCGAACTGGTTCCCGAGCGCGAAGGCGAACGGTTCGTGAACCATGATCATTGTGTTCGCATATGCCTGCCTTTCCTTCCCGGCAAGCGCGATGAACGAGGCGGCTGAGGCGGCCAGGGACTCTATGCGGGTGACGATTTTCGACTTGTGCGACTGGAGGGCGTTGTAGATCGCCATGGCATCGAAAACGTCCCCCCCGGGGGAGTTGATTCTGACGGTGATTTTCGGCTGTTTCGTTTCCGCGAGAGCCCGGACGAATTCCCCCGCCTCTATGAACGGCCAGCCGATGACGTCATAAATCAGGATTTCGGCCTCATCGTCGGCGGAGGCATCAACCTTGAACCAGTCCGGCTTGTCGAGCGACTTCCCCCAGAATCGGGCCGTTGCCTCCGCGTTTTTCGCCGTGCGGTATGAGAGCTTCATTGCTTCGCGCCTCCGTCTGCCTGTTTGGGGGACGAATCCTTGACGGTGCTTGTTCTGGTCCGGAATACATCCCCGCCTTCGTAGGGGTTCTTGTCCTCAAGGTCCCGCGCTTCGTTCGGGTTCAATATTTCAGCGTTGATGCCGATCTGATAACCTTCCATGCGCGTCTTGAAGTCGCCGCGCTGGAGGGCATTCATGTTGAACTTCGCGTAGAAGCGGCCCCTCTCCTCCGGCTCTATGAGGTCCCGCCGGATCGCGCTTTCGTAAGAGGGGCAATCGATGGAGTACATCTGATAAAGCAACATGAACTGTTCGGAAGAAGCATAGGTCTCGGCCTTGTCCCCGGCACAGACCAGCATGAGAGGAACCCTGTAAAGTCCGCAGATCTGGGCCTCCGTCATTTTCATGAGTTCCAGGAATTGCGCATCGACCAGCTTGACTTCGGGGAAGGTGGCCTTCATGTTCTCGTCAATGAGCATCATTTCCCAGAAGTTTCCGAGGTTTTCGTACTTCTCCTTCAGGGCGGCCTTCCGGTTCGCGTGGGCCTTCGCCCCCAGGACTTCCGGATGCTCGAAAATGACCCCGGGGCGCATCCCTTTTGCGAAGAACTGGGCCAAAAACTTCCAGCCGGCCGACGTAAGGCCCATGGTCTCCCTTGCATACTCGACCGGACTCAAGCCGACGTAACCATTGAGGGTGAAGGGTCGGAGATGAAACACCTGTTTCTGGTTCAGATGCCGAATGTCCCCGTTCGGAAAATGGATTTCGTAGTCGATGCTGTAATCTTCGTTCTGGGTGATGTTTCTGATCATTGAATACGGAATGGGGATGAGTTCCCGGATCGGCCGGCCGGGGAGTCCGGCTTTATAAGCGATGAAGTTCCCGCGGAGAGACACAAGGGCCTCCGCCATGCCCCAGAACTCCGGGGCCGTCATCCAGGAATTCGGCTGGTGGAGGAGCTTTTCGTAAAGGTAGTGGTCTTCGGCCTTCTTCTTCATTTTCCCGTCCGTCTCCATGAGATGACAGGGGAGCCGCTGGATGGTTGCGGACCGCAATCGGATACATTTCTGTACCGCTATGAGCCTCATCGCTGTTTCGGGGTTGATGGAGACGCCGGAAGCCGTTGAATGTGAGCCGATCTCAAGAATCATGCGCTCCAAGTCTTGCGGGGACATGGCCCGCGGCCGTCCCATGAAAGCGGAGCCGAGATTCTTGATGTAGTCGAGAATTCTCACTTCATAGCCAGTTCACAATCGGATTGCGATAATGGCTATATGATGGCAAAATTGAAGTTTTGGAGAAACGGACAAAGATGGTCAAAAGGGGACAAATTGGGACAAAAGCGGACAGGCTACGACATTTTTGCTTTCAACCGCCATTCGTCGGCGGTCTTTTTCTTCAGTATCGGATGGCCGGCGGGATCCCGCTTGACAGGAAGGCCCCTGTGAAGATGATAGCGGATCGCCGTCTTCTCGCTCACGCGGAGATAGTTCGATATCTCCTTCCATCCGGTCAAAAGCTCGTTCATGGGCGTCTCCTAAAAACTCATTATTCCGGGTTCGTCGGGGATGATTCTTTCCGTGTCGTCCAATATCCCGCAACACATTGCCGCTACCTGTATCCCATCAATTCTTCCGGTAGATTTTTTTTTGTAGAACCGCCTATATCCGGACTCATCTGCGTCAACCACAACATTCGAAGCGTTCCACAGCAGGCACGGATTGCCGTCGTGGCGGAACGTCCCCTGCAACATCATGAGTTCGAACTTATCTATCGCCGGAGTCATGCTCCGCGCTTCCTGGCCGAACGGCATCATTTTTATTCCCGAGGGTCGATCATATTTCCATTTTCTCTTTTCCTTGTCCCATTTCCCTATGGCAAGATCGATCCCCTCCTTCTCCGCAAACTCGATCAAGTCTTTGATTCTGTTACGGTCATAGGCAATTCCGGCAAGCTGGTATTTCGCGGTTTCCTCATAAATGAACCTGAGAACCTGTGTCTTGCTTATGGCCTCGCCCGCGGAGGTAAAAATATGGCCGTTCCGCTTCCAGACGTCATAGGGAACGTGATCGATTTCCGATTTACGCTTCAGTTCGGCGCCGGGAACCCAGAACCACACGCGGAGGCGCCATAGCGGATCATCTGCGGACGGTCCGAACATGAGCCCGAACGATGTAAGGTCGTTCACCGCCGAAAGATCAAGACCGCCCCAGCACCTGCGGCCCGAAAGCCTTTCCGGGTCAAACGAATCGTCCCGCAGGGGCATCCATCGTTCCCGTGTAATCCAGGGATTTTTTGCTTCGGTCCATATGCAGAAATTGAGGCGCTTCACGCTGGCAAGCTGTGACTGCATCCCTTCTGCGTTTTTTATTTCCTTTCGAATGTAGTCATATCCGGGGATTCCGGCAGAGTCGAGGGATGGATTCGGCTTTACCCATACAGACTCATCATGAAGATATGCTTCGTCTTTGATATCTTCCTCATCGAGAGAGCATATATAGGCAAAAACAGAGTCATTTTGACTCATCTCCGTGGCAACCTTCACGGCCATTTCATGTCTCTCCCGGCAAAACGATGTCATGTCATGGCCTGAATTCGTAATTTCAATCCCGAGGGGCTGCCGGCGGAACTTGAAGCCCTTCTCAAGCATCCCGATAACGGTCCCGTCGGAATGCTCATGAACCTCGTCCGCTATGTACATGTGCGGCCTCGGGCCTGACTTCCCCTTTTTATTATCCGATGCGATCACGATAAAAAAAGAGTTTGTGGCCGGATATGCCAACTTCCATCGATTGTCGCCCGTTCCGGAAGCAATGAGCCTTTTTTTCAGTTCCGGGGACTGATCGTAAAAAGCAACAGCATCACGGAAAAGGACCATGGCTTGATCCTTATAGGTTGCCGCGGCGTAGATCTCTGCACGCGACTCCCCGTCGGCGCAAAGTCCATAGATCCCCATTCCGGCAGCGATTGGACTTTTCCCAGAACCTTTTCCTGTTTCGATATATGCAAGGCGGAACCGCCTAAAGCCGTCGGATATCTTTCTCCAGCCGAATATCGAACCCACAACGAAGCCCTGCCATGGCGCCAAGAGAAACGGGGCCCCCTCAAACTGTCCCCCGTTGAGGCAAAGGACTTCTTCGAAGAAAGCGATTGCCTTCGCCGCCTCATGCCGGTCATAGTAAAAGCCCCTCTCGCCTGCATGCTCCAGGTCGTTCATGTGCCTCCGGCAGGCGCCGCGGACATAGGGCCCCGCGATGATTTCACCGTCGAGAACGGCCCGTGCGTATTCCGTCGCCCTATCGATCTCCGAAGAAGCGGCCGGTTCCTTTGTCTTTTTCT